AACAGGCTGATCGGCAGCGTCACGGGCGTACTGGCAGGCGATAAGGACGACGCGGCATTCTTGCAGACCATGCAGAGCCGCCGCGTGGGCTTCTGCGCTGAAATGGTGGAAAGCGTGGCAGCGTGGCTTATTGAGCACGGCGTACTACCCGCCGCAGACATCGTGGTGGAGTTCGACGACCTACAAGCACCCGGCGATAAAGACAAGCTCGAACTGGCCGAGAAGATGGCGCGGATCAACTCACTGACCGGCCCGCGCTCGGGCGACGTGTTCACCAATGAGCAGATCGCAGAGGCTGCCGGCTGGGAGTACGAGCCGGACGACCTGATCGACCCACTGCCAGAGGGCGACGATGAAACCGACCCGGAATGAGCAAGACCCAACCGGCCAGAGCGGGAACACCAAGCGCGCAAAGGCCGCTATAGCCCAGCGGGTGCGCCAAGCGCGCCCCGAAGTGCTGGCACTGCTTGACTCTATCCCGGTGCGCGCCATCACGACCAATGCGTCCTACTTGTACGAGCTGGACGCGCAGCGCTATCTGCAAGTTACTGGCGAGATAAGCCGCATCATTGACCGATGGCTCGACTTAGAGGCCGCCACTGGCAAGCCGGCGCGGTGGTTCTTCGATACCTACACGGGCGCGGCATACGACAGCGGCGCACAGGCCAGCGCGACCAATATCGCCGGGCAGATACCCGAGGGCATGGCCTACGAGGCCGAGCTGCTAAGCCCCGCCTATCAGCGCCGCATCCAGCTTGTATTCGCGCGGTCGTTTAACGATATGAAAGGCTTCGCCGGACAGGCCGCTGAGGACTTGGCGCGCGTGCTGGCGGACGGTGTGGCAGCAGGCCAATCACCGCGCACAATCGCATCCGGTATGCGCTCAGTGTTCGACGAGGTGGAAGGGTACCGCGCGCTGCGTATCGCCCGCACGGAGATCAACAAGGCGTATACGGACGCGCGGAACGAACAGACGCAAGACGCCCGCGAGCGGCTTGGCCTGGACATCAGGCTGCTGCACGTCAGCGCCCTGGTCGATGCGACACGACGCAGCCACGCAGACCGCCACGCGCATATCTACACACCCGACGAGCAGACGAAGTGGTGGAACTCAGGAACTAACCGGATTAACTGCTTATGCAGCACGATCGAGGTGGTATTCATTGACGGAGAGCCAGTTAACAGCAAAGTGATCGAGAAGTACCGCGCACGAGGCGCGGCGTATTTTAGCACAGCAGGATCATAGCCTCCGCGCAGCCCACAATGCGCTGGCGCTCCGATGGTGTGGCGGCGATAAGGTCGAGCGGTGCCAGCTTAGTGGTCGCGTCGGCCCCTTCGAGCATACGCGCTGCAGTCTGGATGATAGCCGCTTGTTGGTTCTCGCCGTATTTCATGGCCATGCGGCGCGCTAAGCACACCGCGATCGATTCGTATGCGCCTGTCATGATAACTCCTTAGTCAGCTGTTCGGCCCACAGCCCCGTGTAGTTCACAGAGTCCACCAGGCTGTCCGCGTGCAGGCGCGTCGGATTGCTGTATTGCCGGACCTTTTTGACCAGATCGAGCATTAAGCACACGTCGCTGCCGCGTAGGTCGCGCCCGGTGATCACATTGTACGCCTCGGCCACAGCGTCGAAACTGCGCTCGCTGGTTCCCTGTGGGTCGTATTCCTTGCCACGCTCGCCCAGAATGCGCAGACCCTCGCTGAGATACTCGGGCGCTGTGCGCGGCTGCAGTGTGGCGGCTGCAGTGTGGGGCAGCGGGATTGGGCGCGCGACTGGGCGCGCAGGCAGCCATCCTTCATTCCAACGGTGCCAGCACCCCGCTGTGTGCTTCCAGTAAGCCATGTCGCCCGCCTCGCCAGTGAAGTGCGTTGCGCCTTCTGGTATTTTATTGTCCATCTCTATTTCCTTCGCACACCACTAAGTGCGCTGTTTGTTGCTTTGACATATGCAGCGCGGCGCGTTCGCACGCCTCCAGGCTGCTCATAGGGACGGCGAGCTTCAACACGCCCGCCAAGGTGTAAATCAGGAGCGAGCAGCACATGCGATCGCCTCGTCTGCTACTTTAACCGCCACGTTGGTGGCCTTGACGATTTGCACGAATGTACCGTTGCCATACACGCATATATCGCAGGGCGTAACTACCATTACAAGCCAGCCTGGCACCATAGGTTCGCTACTCACGGATCGCCCCCAGTGCGCGCTTGCACGCTTCCAGCTGCTCGGTCGTGTAGCCCGCTTTGGCTGCGCGCTCGCTCAGGTTCTTATAGTTCAGTGCCCGCCAGCTCGGCGTGCGGCCCAGCTCGTAGTGCTCGCGCAGCCATTGCAGCAGCTCGGCGGGCACTTCGGGGCGCACGGCCACCGGTGTGGCAGCCACGTACCGGCGCAGCGCTTCGGCCACTTCGCACGGCTTGATCCGGCTATTCATCGGGATAACGACCAGCAGCTCGCCGTGCTCGTCGGTGATCGTGTTGTCGCTGGTCAGAATAACGCGCATATCAGCACCCCCAGGCACACAAGCAGGCCAACGGGTACCGTGCAGACACGAACTCGCCGCTCTAGCATTCGCCGCTCCGCGCGCTCTATTAGGATCTCACGAGCCGCCACGTGCCTGTCGCCCTGCAGCTTGTCCGCTTCAATACAGAAATCGATATACGCCATTTTTGCTTCGTATTTGCTTAGAAAAGCGGCGCTTATATGGTTAGAGCGCGGCGCAGTGCTGCCGCTGTCCCACCGGGCGCCCATTAGCGCACCAGCCCTGGCAGATGACCAAGCGCCCACAACAGCAGGCCAACGCCAGCGCACCACAGCAGCGCGACGCGGATCATGTGCTTCGTGTAGACCGGATCGAGGTCGCAGCGCTCGAACCCAGCACCCTCTAAGTCGTCCGGTACCAGATGGCGCTGCTTGATCCACTCGTTCCGGTTGTCCAGCATATACACGCGGCCCATTTCGTCTACGCGGTAAAAGCGCCCGGTTTGCGCGTTAAAGTGTGTTGCTACTTGCATCAGTGCGTCCCTCCTGTTATTGACTCGCCAGACAATAGCCGCCAATTTGCGCAGTTGTCAATATTTATTTTATACTGACCGCAGCAACCAACAAGGAGCCGCACGATGGCCAAGCGCCTATATGTTAACGTCGCCACCGCGATCAACGCTGCGGACGTCCGCACCGAGATTGAAGGCGGCCACGAGTGGCTGGTCGTATCCAGTCGCACACTGCCCGATGATGTCGTTATGAACGGCGGCTTGTACCCGGCCGACGAGATCGCAGCGGCGTACAACTCACTGAACAACACGCACGCACCGGTCGGCCACCCGCAAGACAGCGCGGGCAATTACATTTTATGCACGGACCCGCTGGCGCTCACTGGTGGCTACCTGGTCGGCGCAATGAACCGAAACGCTACACGGGCAAACGGTATCGTGTCGGTCGAGAAGTGGATCAACGTCCCCACCGCGCAGACCAGCGCAAACGGCAAGCGACTGATTGCTGCGCTTAACGCACTGGCAAAGGGCGGCGACCCAATCCACACCAGCACCGGGCTGCTACTCGAGCGCGAAGAACTCGCCACGCCTCAAGTGAACGCAGAGGGCAAGCAGTACAGCTGGATCGCGCGCAATATGCGCTTTGACCACGACGCCATACTGCTCGACCAGCCAGGCGCTGCCACACCGGACCAAGGCGTCGGCATTGGCGTCAACGCACAACTGGCAGGCGAGGAAGTGCAGCGCGTTGTGGCTATCAACTCAACCGGCCTTGATATGTCGGGCGGGATGCGTACCAGTGTGGCAGCAGTAGAACGCCAATGGCAGGCAGTACGCTCACAAGCACGCGAAGCACTACGCGCCCGCTATGGTGACGACAAGTATGTGTGGGTCGACGACATCAACGAGGACACTGTGATCTATGAGGTCGACGATCAGCGCTTCGCTATCGGTTATTCAATCGCAGACAACGGCGCGCTGGCTTTAAGCCTCGACGAACCCACGCCGGTCGTAGCGGTTACTATGTTCCAGCGTGTAGTTAACAAGTTGCACGATATATTCCGCATCGGCTACACTAAGCCGGACAATACTGTCAACACAAAAGAGGGTGATCCAATGCGCGATCAAATTGTCGCCGCACTGAACGCCGCAGGAGTCCCGATCGAGGGGCTGAGCGACGCGCAGATGCTGGCAGCTTACAACACCCTGCAAGCTCAACCAGCAACCGACAAGCTGGCCGCGCTGACGCAGGAAGTCAACACCATCAAAAACGACCTGGCCGCCTCACAGCGCGCACCACTGATCGCCGCTATCGGCGACAAGTCGGGTCTAAGCGTGAACACGCTGCAATCATTACCGTTGGAAGAACTGCAGGCGCTGGCCGCCAAGCACAACACCACGACGGTCGGCATCAACTCGCAACGCGCAGTCACCGGCAACGCCGACGACTACGACATGCCAGAATAAGGAGCCGACAACATGGCTAAAAATACAATCTGGGCTGGCGGCGTCTCTAACGTCGATCGGCCACTGGTAGAAGAAGCAACTTGTAGCGCTGCGGTGCTGCCGGGTCGCTTCATGCTGCGCACTTCCGGCCAGTTCGTGGCGGTTACTACGAACGGCGAGGGCGGCGCGCTGTATATCGCCGACCTGAACACCATGAAACAAGGCGGCGTTGCGGACACCTGGGCCAGTGGCGACACGGTCAAAGGCTTTTACCCACGCGCCGGCGAGCTGTATAACGCCCGCGTGGCAGCCACACAAAACATTACCGCACTGGACACTGCGCTCGCTGTGAACGCGACCGGCCAGCTGCGCATTGCACTGACTGACGGCACCGAGGAGATCGTGGCCTACGCGCAGGAAGTGGTCAACGTTACTGCGGCCGACACGCTGGTACAGGTGCGGATCGCTAACTTCGGGAGAGCTTCATAATGAGCTGGATTTTTTCTAAGCAATTCATGGCCGCCAACGCGCAAGCGGGCAAGCACATGGCCGAGCAGTATGCCGTCCTTAAAGGTATGCGCGCTGCTTACAACCGCTCGAACGAAGTGATCGCAGCGGACATGCCGACCGTTAACTCGGGCCGTATTCCGGCAGATGTATGGCGCGATATGGACGCGCAAACGTCCGTGCTGATGCGCCAGCCTAACTTAACGCTGCTGAACGACCTGATGCCACTGGCTAAGCCTTTGAGCATCGGCAAGTTATACGCCGAGTACCGTATCGCGTCGGACGCGGGCAACGTGCGCAGCTCAGTATCGGGCGAAGTGCAGATGTTAAACGACAAGACCGCGTACACTTACGATGGTAACGTCGTTCCGGTCCACACTGTGGGCTGGTCGCGCGACTTCCGCGAAGTGGCCGGTATGGCCTCAGAGGGCTTCGACGGCCTGATGGACGACCAAGCCAACTCGTTGCGCAACTTGTCCAACAAGATGGCGAACTACGTCTACAACGGCGACAGCTCAGTCGTGTTTAACGGCAAGCAGGGCTACGGCGTCAAGAACCACCCGAACACGCTGCAGATCTCGTTCTCTGCCGCACTGGCTAACATCAACCTGGCGACCTCGCAGGACGGCGTGGCGATCCGCAAAGCATTCCAGTATATCCGGGACGCGCTGCGCATCACTAACGCAGTCGACGGTCAGATCACGTTCTACGTATCTCGCGCCATCCTGTCCAACTTAGAACAGGCGTGGAACAGCGCGAACAGCTCTAACGTGACCGTGCTGGAGATGGTACGCAAGCTCGAAGGCGTGGCAGCTATCAAAGAGGACGCATCACTGACGGGCAACCAGGTGATCGCGCTGTGCTTAGAAAGCCGCTTTATTCGCCCGCTGGTCGGCATGGCAACCGGTACTTATGCAGTGCCACGCGTTATGTTCAACGACCCGCACCGCTTCTACGGCGCGAACGCAGTCGGCTTGGAGATCCGCAAGGACTCTGTGGGCCAAGCTGCAGTCGCTTACGCGAGCTAAGGAGCTGGGAATGGGACGAAACAACGAAGCGGCCGCCACACCGGCAGAGCCAACCGCCGAGCAGTTAGCGGCGCAACTGGCAGCCGACGCGGGCACCGCCGAGCCAACGCAGGGCGAGCAGACCGACGCGCTTGCCGCAAGCGCGGCAGCCGAGGCCGCACCAGCCGGCACGCGTTACCGGGTAAAATCGTCTCGTTTCCACGGCTTCCAGCCGGGCGACGAGGTGACACTTGAGAACGCAACGCCGGAACAATTGCAGCACCTCGAAGCGCTGTAACCACCGAGCAACGAAAAGCCCCTTCACGGGGCTTTTTTTATTGCCGCTATCGTGGCGGCGGGTTAGTCGGTGGTTTCGGGTAGTCGATGCACGACCGCCGTGCCCACTTCCAGCACTTTGTCGCCATGTTCCTCGTACTCCTTCCGCCAGTATTTCAGCGCCATCAGCTCCACGCTATTCTCGGGCATGATGATCAGCGTATCGTCGCTATCGAATTCAATACGCATATTAGGCCACCACGTTCGTCGGGTTAGCGGTCTGCGCGCCCGCGACTGTGCCGGTATTGCCGACCTGCACGGTGCTATTGGTCGCGCGGGCTACCTGGCCGAACGCACCGCACAGCTGGTTTAACTGCCACTGCAGCGCTTGCATCTGCTGCTGTTGCTGCGACTGCTGTTGATTCATCGACACTGTGATCGTGTTGGTATTGACGATTTCTCGGTTAATGCCGCGCTGCTCAGATTCACGCAGCTGCGCCACGGTCAGTTGCTGCTCAAGGTCCGCGATGCGATTGCTGGTGATCAGCGCCCTCGTGGCCTCGCCGTCTCGAAAGATGGTCTCTTGGATCTGCGCGCTTTGTCGGTCGACGTTCGTGTCCACGCCCGCAATATCACGTGACAGCGACGCGGCCAAGTTGGCCTGAGCGAGTGCCAGCGCTTGCGTCTGCGCGGTGATATACTGCGTGTTATTGTTCGCCTGAGTGGTCAACCCGGACACTGCGCCCGCTAAGGCCAGCTGCACCTGGGCCTCGTTGAACGGGATGGACGCTTTAATATCGCCTAGCGTCTGCGCGTTCAAATCATCCTGCGTCACGCAGCGACCGTTGTTGTCCTGATTGCCGAACAGACCAAGCCGGCCGAGCAGCAGACCCATGATCACGCCGCCCGAGTCGCCACCGCTGAACACGCCGCCACCCATACCACGACCGCCGACAATATCTTCGCTTAATGTAGCCATATCTTTACGCCTCTATTTTAGGCACCGCACAGAATATGCGCGCCAATAGGGGTATAGTTGATCCACTTGACGGCTAACACAGTAGGCGCGCAATGTCACAAAGGCACGTCACGGCGAAAGGACATTGCACGTATTGCGGCGCGAAGTTGTCGCAGTGCCCGGAGTGCGGCGAGTGGTTCATCCGCCACAACCGCGCCCACTTGTACTGCAGGGCGCGTTGCCGACAAAGACGACACCGGCGCTTGACAGCCACACCGGGGGCGCTTAATACTCAATGCTTGACATTGAAGGAGCCAACATGATGATCGAGCAAGATTGGGGACTCGACCACCGCGCGCAGGGCGAAGGGTGGCTAGATGTGGGGCAGTGCGTATGCAACAAGTGATCACCACCGCCCTCGGATTCGTGGCGGCCAGCGTGTTTTTGCAGCGCACGACGCCCGACCAGCAACTGGGCGCGGCCATTGTGGCCGCTGCGTGCTGGTTGTGCTATCGTGGGTTCCGCTGGTTCATCAATATGGAGCAAGACAGCGATGCCAAGTAAATCGACGCCAGTGCCACCAGGCACCAAGCAGAACACCCGCACACCACCAAAACCACCGAAGCAAAGCAAGTGATCAACTACGTGGCGCTTTTAGCGCTGCTGATCGTGTATAAGTACAGCAGGGGCCGGCTCAATCT